TTTAATAATTTTGATGAGGATACACACTTAAATAAAGCACCTATGGTATCTAAATCAAAAGATATTCACAACAATAAAGGTATAGGAGATTTTTCTACATCTAAAAAATATGTAACTATTTCATCATCTGGTCAAAATTTTGAAGAACTTGGTAAATATAGTTTTAAATATGATAACTTAGAAAATATTGTTATGAGAAGAAATTCAAGAATGAAACAGTTACAAAACTCTTTTACACTAAATATGACTGTCGCTGGTAATACTTTTATTCAAGCTGGTGACACAATTAATGTTACGATTGGAGCATCTTCATCTGTGACTAATAGAAAAAATGACCCCAACTATAGTGGTAAATATCTTATCACAAAAATCAGACACGAATTTAACAACTCTGGCGAGGAACAAACACATATGATGTATATGTCTTGCATCAAAGAAAGTGTGTCAACTGAAATACCAAGTGGTACGGTTGATTATTCAAACAAATTGAAACCAGAGTCAATAGTACTTTAGAAAGGAGCAACTCACATTTCGTTATGACAACAATCAATCAAGAGGAATAACTATGACAAGTAAAACCAAACTTAAACTGAAGAAATTTATTAATTTACAAAGACAAGAGAGAACGATTGAACCTATGACGGAAGAACAGATAAATACGATAAAAGAGTTGTATCGAGACAAATATGAAAACATTTTTACAAATACAAGAGGGAGTTTACGACCCCAACATATTTAAAGCAGTATTTCTTGCTGGAGGGCCTGGGTCTGGTAAGTCATTTGTTGTAAGACAAACGACTGGTGGATTAGGTATGAAAATTCTTAATAGTGATGATATATTTGAAAAGAAACTAGAAGATGCTGGACTAGACGCTGGTAAACCAGAGGATATATTTTCAGACAAAGGTCAAGACATAAGAGGTAAGGCAAAAAAACTTACAAGTAAAAGACAAGATTTATGGGTTGATGGTAGACTAGGTGTCATAATTGATGGTACTGGAAAAGATGTAAATAAGATTGGTAGACAAAAGAGACTACTTGACCAAATAGGTTATGACACATATATGATATTTGTAAACACATCTTTAGAAATTGCACAAGAAAGAAATATGCAAAGAAAAAGAAAACTTCAACCAAAAGCAGTTGAAGCTATGTGGAACGCAGTACAAAAAAATATTGGTGCATTTCAAAGACTATTTGGTGGAAAGAATTTTGTAATTGTTGACAATAATGTGAGTGTGTCAGATAGTGATTTATTTGCAGATGCAACTAAAAGAATCAGAGGATTGATAAAGGGTAAACCAACTAAACCTCAAGCAGTTCGTTGGATTGCATCAGAACTTGCACAAAGACGTAGATAATCATACTGCGAAACTTTCACCACAACCACATGATGCAGTTGCATTAGGATTTATAACTTTTAGATATGAACCACCAAGTTCTGTAATATAATCTATAGTGCAACCAGCAACGAACATTTCAGCCATAGGGTCTAAGACCAAACAATCTTCGTATGGTTTACTCCACTTAACATCAGGCCAATTTTTCATATAATCCCACACATATGTAAAACCAGAGCAACCACCACCTTGTACTCCCAAAGTTACATAATCGTCTTTTTTAATACTATTTAAGTATTCTATTGCGTTTTCTGTTAAACGAATCATTAGCGAATCACCTTAATTAAAAAAATATTTAGGTAAAAAATACTCTCAAAAAAATGTAATAAAATCAATAACTTAAAAAATGACTTGACTTTGTTATTAAAACAATGTTATATTATATATGTAATCAAGAGAAAGAGAGTAAAATATGAAATTTGCAAAAGACATTAAAGAAATCAAGTTTGAAAAAGTCAACGTCTATGGTGAGATGATGGAAGTCTCAGAACCAATCGTCATGGCTTCTGCTGCTGGTTGGTATGTTGGTAAGGTCTGTAAAGACGAAGATTGTGGTGGTATGATTGTTCCTTACGATAGGTACACAGAATACATGACACAAGAGTCTGCTCAGAAGTGTCTTGAAACACCTATCGAAGAGGGTGGTTTCAATGAGAATTATGGTTCAGTTCAGAGGGAGTTTGGTTAATGAGTAATTTACAAAATGATATCATCAAAGAGAACATTTGTGAAGAGATAGGTTCAATGACAGTTGATGAATTTCAAGATGCACTTGAAAAAGCTGGTCTTGAGGGTAATAGTGTGATTGACAGTTTGGTTGAAAATTTGGTTGAAAAGAAGTTTGAAGAGGTGTCGCATTGAGTGTAACTTACAATATGATTAATGGTATTAGTACCACAGATGTATATCAGAAGGCTCTACCTATTATGGGTCATGATTATGCAAACAAGTATGCAAACTATTATGCAAAGAAACAGAAAACAATTAAGTCTGGTAAAGCAAACTACAAAGATAGTGGTAAACAAAAGACTTACAATGCAGAGTTTGCTGCTCTTGCAGAATATAGGAAACTATATCCAAACAATAAAAAAACTGCAATACTCAATTGGAAAGGTACACAAAAACTTTTCAATAAGATTGCAAAATCCAAGACTTATAAAAAGTTATGTGAGAACGAAGTTGGTTCAACTAAGAAAAATTATTATCCAACTCTTGTAAAGAAAAGTTTTCGTGGTGCAACTGCTGGTCGTGCTACTTGGTATGGTGCAATGGAGTTACAAGAATACAACTGTCCTTATACAGTTATTCATGAGTTCGCACACTTATGTGGTAATATGCATCATGATATAGGTTTTCGTAGAGATGTAATCAAACTTGCATCAATGTTTATTAGTAAAGAGTTTGGTAATATTCTCAAGAAGAGTTTCAAAGATGCGAAACTAAAGATTACAACAAGTAATCATATATTGTCGCCTGAAGAATGGATTAAGTCGGTATTTAGAATGAAAGAAATTAGAGAAAGGAAAATGTAATGAGTAATTTACAAGGTTTTAGTGATGTCACTAGTTTACAAGGTAGACTAATTGAGAACTTAACAATACAAACTGGTTTGTTAAAGTTAGGTATTGGAGTTCCACAATTCATTAAAGATAATGAAAAGAAACTTGAGAAAGACCTTGAGAAAGCGAAATCAAGTGATTAGGATTTGGGATAAAAATCCAAATATGTTAGTACCATATTATCTTATGTTCTCATATCTTTATTATGAAAAGAATATATCATTGATAGATGATTCAGAGTTTGATAAGTTGTGTAAAACACTACATGACAAGTTTGACGAAGTTCAACACATAAATAAAGATTTAGTGTCAAAGAGCGACTTGACAGCAGGAACTGGATATGGTATTAATTATACTAACAGAATTAAAAGTGCAGCAATGTCATTAACAAAGGATATATTATGGACAACGAATTAACAAGACGTATTGATAATGCTTATTTTGCTATGGATGTCTGCAAAACTTCTGGTAGTGAGTGGGGTGTTAATTATTGGACTACAGTAATTAATGCATTAGTTAGACAATTAAATCGTAATGAGGTAAATTGATGAGTAATCAAAGACGAGGTAAATGGAAGTCTGCATCTATAGGTGAAAGTAATGGTATGCAGACAGTAACATTTTTCAAGGGTGCAAAGAAACTTCTTGAAGAATATGGACACGAGGATGCTGCTTTCTATTTTGAACAAGTAGAAACACATTTAAGAGAGGGTAAGTCATTACCAACTGATGAGAAATCTATAGGTTCGGTGTTGGGTGTATGAAGTATTCTAGGATAATGAGATTTAGAAATGATAGAATTGCAAAATTCTTTGCAAACAATCATGGTGGTATTTACAAAGGGTGGATAGAGGGTGAAACTGTATTCACCATTAAACGAGGAGCAGGCCCTATCTCTTCATATGATAAGGGTTGTTATATAGTAGTATGGGAGAAATAAAAATGAGCTATAGTCCAGAACCAAGAAAAGCATATTTAACAATATCTTTAATTGCAATTTTTTTTATGTGTATCATGGCATCATGCACAACTGCAAATGCAACTCAACCGTATAATGTTGATGTTCAAGATTATCAAAAAACAGTTATCAAAAGAACACCTTATAATGTAGAAGTTTGTTCTGAAAGAAAAGTGTCTGGTGATAAAACTGGTGATGCGCTTATGGGTGCAATTATTGGTGGTATTATCGGTAATAATGTAACTAAGAATCTACCAGACGGTGGAACTGCTGGTGCGATTATTGGTGGTATGTTAGGACATCAAAACAGTACTGCAAAAGATGGTACTGAACTTGTATGTAGAAATTTAACAAGATACAAAGAGTCTATGGAAACAATTTATTCTCACTCAATAATTACTTTTAATTATGATGGTAAGTCATATACTGTGAGATTTAAAAAATGACACTTCCATTTAAATTTCCATTGTCAGAACAACCGTTTTTGTTTCCAGAACTTGATGAAGATAAGTTAGATGGTATGGAAACACCACGACTTCTAAAAGAAGAAACGGTAAGGTACTATCAAGATAAACATGAAGATGGTACAAGACATATACGGAAAGTTACAGAAACAAAAATATATTATGAGGGGAAAAATATTAATAATAATCCCTTTTGTTGTCAATCTGTCGAGATTTTATGATATTAGGTATTATTACTTTATTTACTGCTCTTGCGATTAGTGCTGTAGCTGCATATTATAGTATTATTGGATTGATTGCAATCTTTTCTGCTGCTGTAATTCCTATTGCAATTATGGGTGTAGTATTAGAGTTAGGTAAACTTGTTACTGCATCTTGGTTATATCACTATTGGAAAAAAGTACATAAGATACTCAAGACTTATTTAATGAGTGCAGTATTTATATTGATGTTTATTACATCTATGGGTATATTCGGTTTCCTATCAAAAGCACACATAGAACAAACAACTATCTCTGGTGATAAATCACTTGAGATTGTTTCTGTAGAAAATCAAATCAAAAGGTACGAAACAGATATTTTTCGTGCAGAAAATTCACTTAAATTATTAGACGATACACTTGCAAGGTATACTCAACTTGGTGCAGTTACCAAAGGACTCAATGCAAGAAAAGAACAAGAGGAAGAAAGAAATGAACTCAACCAATCGATTCAAAACTCAACAAAGATTATTGCAGAACTCACGAAGAAGAAATTCGACCTTAGAAAAGAACAACTACGAATCGAATCAGAGGTTGGGCCCATCAAATACATTGCAGAACTCATCTATGGGGACTCAACTCAATCTATCATTGAAGATGCCGTCAGATGGGTCATCATCATCATAGTTTTTGTATTTGACCCACTTGCAGTATTGTTATTAATTAGTGCAAATATTACACTCAAAGAAGAACGTAAAAGACGAAGAACAAAAACGACAAGAAGTAGACGTAAAAAACAAAAAGAAGATGAAACTGCATGGGAAAGAAAACTCAAAGAATCCAAAGAAACTAAAGGTGGTCTTACAAAAGTCGTGCATGAAAACAACGGTATGAAAGCAGAATATTATGAATAGATTTCAATTTGTCAAAGGTAGAAAGAAAGAGAACGATATGATTATGTTGTTTAATGGACTACCAGTAAAGTTTGAAGATGTTGCGAAAATGTGTTTGTTCTTTATGAAGAATGAGGACAATTTATATCCACCATCACAAGGTTTTCAAGGTGCAGAATTATTTAAGAATTATATACAAGATGTTTTGAGAACAAGAGAGATACCAAAGAATAGTAAATATAAGATTAAGAAAAATAAACTGACAAAAATTACTGAACAAGGTGAGATTTATGGATAGAGATATATTACACAAATATTGGTTAAATGATAGACACTCACAAGTATTATATGATAATGACTTAAAATTGTTTATTGTTGAAATGTATAAAAAGACAAAAGGTGGTATGAAAAAGATTACGACAAAACCTATGAATACTGAACAACTTGCAGAAAACACAGCTGAAGATTGGGTTCATATGGTCTTAAATTATCCATTACCAAAGGAATATGTAAATGACAATTAAGTTTTTCATAGTTGCATTTTTATATTATGCATGGAGTGGAGATGACCCTATAATTAAGATTAACACAAACAAAGAGTTTAAAACATTTGAGGGTTGTGTTAATGTATTGATGTCTAATCGTAAAGGATTACAAGACTCACTTATGAGAGAATATCCAAATGTCGATAGGTTTACATTACGTTGTGTCGATACGAGAACACTTTATCAAATGCAATTACAATCTGGAAATAAAAATGAACAAAAAACCTAGTCCATTTAACGATTATGATTCTTTTGTATGTGGGTGTTTTGCATATGCATATACATTAGGGTTTACAAATCTAAATGTAGTCATGTTAATTATTACTGAACTATGTTGGATGTATTATTGTAGAGAAAGAGTGAAAAGATGAAGTATCAAGTAGTCTATATTCCTAAGATTGAAGATGAGGTTGTACTATCAGAATACGAATCTTTAAGAGAAGCAGAAATACATTTGGAACAGATATTAGTTACAAAACCAGAGGTTCACAAATTTCATTATATAAAGGAAATACAATGTTAAACAAAGATAATTTATGGTGGTTACTACTACTCATAGCCGCAGTACTTATGTTTAGTAATGCAACAGATGCTGGGGAATGGAATGAAAAACCAGTTATGTGTGAGGACAGAAAAACTGTACAAAAACTATTACGAGATAAGGGAGAACTTTTAATTATGTCTGGAGTACAGTTGACAAAAGTTCGTGACCCAGACGAGTCAAATGGATTATCACCTATTCCTGCTACTCTTCCTTTGAAAGTTTATGTTAACCTAGAAACTAAAACATACACAATTACTGAAACACATCCAAGTTATGGTCAAATGTGTATTCTGTCGTATGGTGAAAATTTTAGTTCTATATTATTGGATGTTATGTAATGTTTAAAATTTATATGAGAGATGGTTGTGGTTATTGCACACTTGCAAAACAACTACTAGAACAAAAGAATATCAAGTATCAAGAAATCAATGTATGGGAAGATGAATCTGCAATGAGTTTTTTGCAAGGTCAAGACCTTAGAACAGTACCACAGATATATACTGATAAGGGTATACATATTGGTGGGTATATGGAACTACAAGAGAAAATACATGAACTCTAGACTTCAAGATTACATCTGGTGGTATAAAAAACAAGCACCAAAGTACGGATACTTTAGAAGTCTATTTGATTGTTATTTTAATTCAAAGTATTTTACAAGAGATGGAAACTACAAGGTCAAGAATGATATTTGAAAGAGAAACGATTGTCATCAAAGACAAAGAATTTTATTGTGATGGTGGAGATGATTTCGGACATCCCAGAGTATATTACACAATGGTCAATGGAGAGGCTGTTTGTAATTACTGCAATCGTTTATATGTGTTAGAGGGTTATGAAAAGGACTAGAGTACAAAAGGATAGAGAGTATACGTTTATAAATGACGATACAGACTGGGAAGAACTTCTCAATCAACATAATTCGTACTCTTGGTTTGTTTACGTTATATATCCCCTTATATGGTTACCTATGTTTATTCTATGGATTATCACAGAGTATAGAAACAATAAGGGATAGTATCGGAGATACGCAATTTTTTTTATGGAGAAAAACTATGACATTTGAATTATTTTATTACAGTTTTATCGCAATGGTAATCTTCATGGGTTATCTAATCGCATATGACTACATTTCCACAAAGGATAAATCATGAAGTGTTGGCATTGTCAATCAGATTTGATATGGGGTGGTGACCATGACTTTGAGGAAGATTCTGATGGTGAATATGATATACTTACAAACTTATCTTGTCCTACTTGTAATACCTATGTAGAAGTCTATCATAAGTTTGGTGAGATTGACAGAAGAAAAAAAGAAGAACAACTCTACGGAAAAGTTGTATCAGATGACCTTAAAACTACTCAATAATAGTATCGCATTATCATGTATCTATACTCTAGGACATATACTTATCGCTGGAACTACGGTGTATGTGTTGACTGGTGCAAACATATGGGAAGCAGGAACAGTCGCACTCGTAGAACCATGTTTAAATGGTATATGGTTTTATACATTACATAAGATATGGTTACACTATAAATGAAACTAATATTAATACTTGCAATTGTTATGGGAACAATAACTAATGATGAAGAAATACTTAGACCAAGACCCAGAGGAGGGCCTGCGAGGAAAGTTAAAATTGTCAAATGATGGATACACACAAAGAGAATGGGAAAGAACAGTTGGTTGGGGAAAAGTACCAGACGAATATCGTAGAGTTTCCCCTAGTGATACAGATGGAAAGAATACTGAGAGAAGCAACACGAATAGAAAAGAGGACAAAAGAACTCTTGAAGATGGCAAAGAGTATGCGTTAAATGACCCTATATGGGATAAGAGGTGGACATGACAAGTGCAGAACATTTGAACTATACAGAAGAAGAAATAAAAAAATTTGAAGTAGAACACGCCAAAGCAGTAGTTGAAATGCATGGTTGGAAAATAAAGTCTGGTGAAATACATTCAGATAATGGAACAGTTATTGATTGGATAAACAAACATAAAAAGATAATTGACGAATATGATGAATAGGTTGTGGAAGTATTGGTGTAAAGCAATGGGAAGTCATGCGTATGATGATGAAGAGAAAGATGACCATGTACACCTTACTATAAGAACCTTTTGGTTTCTCTTACATATAGTTACTTGTCTATTCATTATAATAGGTAACGGAAGGTTATTAGGTCTATGGTAAATTGGTTAAAAAATCATTGGGATAGACTTATATTTCCTAGTTTTTTTCTATTGTTTATTGTGTGTATGATAATAGAATACTATAGAGGAAATTGTCGTATCGGAAAAGATTTACCTATCTGTAGTATAATAGAAGTAAATCGGACATATTAATAAAAGGTTAAAATAAATCGTATACTGTAGTGATTAAATTCTGACATTTATCGGCAGATTTTGCGAATCACCATGCGAATCATCACGAAATCCCCACGAAACACCACAAAAACACCCAGCTAACCCTTTGTTTTCATTACATTTATATAAGTGACTTGACATAGCATAGCGAATCGGTTATACTGATTCTGTAATGAGAGAAAGGAATCTAATATGAAAAAGAATTCAATTTCAGATAATCCTGCTATGATATATGCAGAGGCACATTCTGCTGGTATGGCTGCTGGACACGGTTGCACACCAACACCTATGGTTGTCGGAACACCTACCACACCGCTAGGAGATGACATAGACTATTCAAAAGAAACATATTATGTTGCAGACGGTCTATGTGGTTTCGCATGGATTAACATTAAGCCCGCTAGGGGAAAGTTCGTTACTTGGATGAAGAAAAACAACATAGGTAGGAAAGACTCTTACTATGGTGGTTGGACTGTCTGGGTTTCTGATTTCGGTCAGAGTATTGCGAGAAAAGAAAACTACGCAAGAGCCTTTGCAAAGGTACTAGGTGACTATGGTATAACAGCATATAATATGAGTAGACTAGACTAGGGGACTCGAAAGAGTTCTCTGCATGACTTGACATATGGGGGTGGGGGTGTTAAACTACACATAGTTATATAATCTATAAATGCAATAAAGATACAGAAAGATATTTTATGAAATTATTTGGTAATAAGAAAGTAATCGAAGAACCCACTCCCCCAAAATCTGAGAGTGTTGATTACAAGTATCATGAGGATAGAGTTCTAAAAGAATTAAAAGAATATGTTGATAAGACATACGGAGAACATTACTCACAAAATAAATATCAAGCAACAGAGTTCATTATTGACTCTGGTCATGGTACTGGTTTTTGTTTGGGTAACATATTAAAGTATGCACAACGATATGGAAAAAAAGGTTCAAGAGAGGATGCAAGAAAAGACCTATTGAAAGTTCTTCATTATGGTATGATTGCATTATATGTACATGACAAAGAAAAGTAATCCATACAAAGGTGAGTATATCTATGAAACTGTATCTTGGGAATACAGAAGTAAAGATTTGATGATACATGAAAAGAATTTATTTAAACTATTATACATTTTAATTACAATAAGGAGTAAAGATATGTGGGGTAGAATTATTGATTGGTGCAATTTAGATTTTAATCGAAGATTTGGTGAGGGTACAAAGTATGACCTAGATTATGGTAAACTTTTAATTATCGGTCTTTGCATATATATTGCAATAAAAGTTAGTTAGGAGTAATCATGATAGAAACATTAATAATGTCTGTGTTGGGTTCATTTATATATGACAATGCAGAATTTTTTAAAACTGCAAATAAACAAGTTGAACAAGGTTATCAATGGGAGTGGGATTATAAAGATAGGAACAAAAATGTTCCAGCGATTCCTTTGACCTACAAAGATGGTTCTGAAAAAGTTATATGGGTATTAAAAGAACAATGAGTGAAATGAAAACCTTAGATGAAAGACAACAACTCATGGTCATACTCATGGAAGAGTGTGGAGAACTCATTCAAGAATGTTCTAAGAACTTACGAAGAAGTGAAATCTTTGACAGACAGAAATTCAAAGATGAGGTCGGAGATGTTTACGCAATGATTGATTTGTTGGTCGAATGGGATATTCTCTCTTGGACAGAGATTGAGAAACGTAGAGAGGAAAAGAGAGAAAAACTAAAGAAGTGGAGCGACTTGATATGACCAGACGTAAAATGAGTGAGGAACAACGAAAAAAAGCCGCAGAGCGTCTGAGAGTTGCAAGAGAGAAAAGGTTGAAAGAAAATCCACCGAAGTATGCGAATATTCATCCGAGTGTTCTTGCAAGACCAGATGATGACCCTTTGAGTCGAAAGAAAGTTGTTCAATGGATAAAAACCCAAAAATCCCTTCTAAGTGCTGAGAGGAATAATATGAGAAGAAAGGTTGATGGTGCGATTGCGAAATGCGCTGACCATTCTGCATATATTCGTCATTGTGAATGGTATCTAAAACATGGTGATTGGATTGACGATAGGTACGGAGAATACCAAGAAAAAAGAATGGGTTGGAAAGTTGTTGTTCCTAGTGGGGTGGTTTCATGAGAATAGAAGATGATGTAAAACTTGATTATGATGATGTATTGATTCGACCTAAACGGTCTACTCTGACTTCACGATATGATGTTGATATGAATCGTGAGTTTACATTTGTTCATAGTGGTAAGACTTGGAAAGGTGTTCCGATTATGGCATCTAATATGGATACCGTAGGGACTCCACAAATGAATGAAAAAATGTTAGAACAGAATATGATTACTTGTCCTGCTCGTCATTATATGAAAAAAGATGCAACATGGTGGAGAGTTGGAACAACTGACAATAAGATGTTAGGTAAAAATGTTTGTATGATGACTGGTGTTGATGATATTCAACATTTAATTACACACCATTTGAAATGGGAGTTCATTGGTATTGATGTTGCAAACGGATATACTATTTCTGTGATTGATGCAGTAAAAGATATTCGTATGCGATTACCAGATGCAACGATTGTCGCTGGTAATGTGGTGACTGCTGATATGACACAAGAGTTGATTCTTGCTGGTGCAGATATTATAAAAGTAGGTGTAGGGCCTGGGTCTGTTTGTACGACACGAATTAAAACTGGAATTGGTTATCCACAACTTTCCGCTGTCATGGAATGTGCAGATGCAGCTCATGGACTCAATGCACATATTATTGCAGATGGTGGTTGTAATAATTCTGGTGATATCGTGAAAGCGTTTGCTGCTGGTGCTGATTTTGTAATGATTGGTGGAATGTTAGCAGGACATGATGAATGTGATGGTGTTGTTAAAAATGGAAAAATGGAATTCTATGGTATGGCATCTGAAACTGCAATGGATAGACATAATGTACCTCATAGAGAATATCGTGGTGTCGAGGGTAAGACAGTTTCAGTTCCCTACAAAGGGCCTGTCAAGAATACTCTGATAGATATTCTTAGTGGTATTCGTTCTGCGTGTACTTACGTTGGTGCAAAAAGATTAAAGTCTTTATCTAAGTGTGCAACATTTGTAAGAGTAAATAATACTCATAATAAAATATTTGGGAGTGAAGAATAAGTGGAAGTAGAAATGTTAAATCAATTTATTATGCAACTTTCAATGTGTGAAGTATTATCTGCAAATTTTTTAATACAACCGTCAATGGCTTTTAATTGTTCACAAATAGAAACATTTATACTAGAAAGTTATTTTGATAATGATTATAATGCATTTATAAAATGGTGGGATAAAACAATAGTCCCAATGACAGAAGAATTGCAAAGTTTTGTGAATGAAGAATTAGAAAGTAAAAAATGAAAGAAGATTATAAGGTTGACCCTTTATCAATAAAATATGACCAAACAAAAAAAGATACAAGAAGAGATGCATGGGATAGAGACTATATGGGTTCGCATTATAAAAAACAAATACCTAAATCAAATAAACAAATAAGTAATGCAACACCAGTTTTTATCTTTGCATTTTTTTATGTTTGTATTTTAGTTATGATGGATTCAATAAGATGAATAAACAAATAGACATACAACTAGAATCGACTCTGAAGAGGATTGAAGATAAACTTGATAGAATAGAAGAACGACTTGATAAGTTAGATAAACATATTAACTTCATAGATGATGTCTACCAAGATTTAAAAAATCCGATTAATGTTGCAAAGAAATTCTTTGGTCGTAGGTGATTCGCTGATTCGCACCGATTCGCAAAATGACCACCCCTACCCCCCTAAAATTATTCAATAAAAACAATGACTTAAAATAACCCTTGACTTTGTTCTGATAACATAGTACATTATATATGTAATCAAGAGAAAGAGAGAAAATATGAAAGAAACAGTTTTTATAGATGCTCAAAACGGTGGTATCGGTGTTTTTATCGGTGCTGGTAATCAAGTTGGTTTTGCAAAGACTCCTAAGATGCTTGCATATATTCTTGATACCAAAAAGATTTTTGGTGAAGTGATGTTCACAAGTTCTATGGACTTCGCAAGTGAGAACGGTTTTGCTACTGATGATGGTGCAAAAGAATTATTTAATAATGCTGTAGAAATGAGAGGTTAATTATGGCTTATATATCTGCTGAAGATGTTAAACATATTCGTAATGAATTGAAAAAAGAATTTCCACAATATAAATTTTCAGTTACTCGTGACCATTGGTTGGGTGTCAATATTAATTTTATGAAAGGCCCAAGGTTTGCAGAGTATGAATACTTTGACAAGTATACTCATGAAACCAAGATGGACAATCTTGATGGTTATCATCAAATCAATCATTTTCACACTAAGGATTTTTACGGTGAAGAAAATGCAAAAATTTTAGATAAGGTTTCTGAGATTGCTCATACTGCTCCTGCTAAAAATGGTGGAAAAGTTTGGTATAATAAATCAGATGCAATGACAGATTATTTTGATATTGCTTACTATGTATCAATTAGTGTTGGTAAATGGAATAAAGATTATGAAATAGTGGAGGCTGCATAATGTCGTTAAACAAATCACAAGTTACAAAATTAGTTGTTGACCTATGTTGGGAATATGATAGAATGTCATCAAGTGGTCAAGAGACTCTTGACAAACTTTGTAAGGTTTTAAATATTGAAACTGATGCAGAGTTTAGTGCTAGATTTGCAAGTATGTCTATAGAAGAAATCAACAACGAAATTTTGAATAGAAGTCGCTAATGGGTTTTCTCTTGACAGTTGGTATCATAGGTTATTTTAGTGTTATAACCTATGGTGCTTATCTGATTTTCTTTTGTCAATGTTAAATTAAGTGTTGACAATGTTATGAAAACATGGTATAGTGATTCGTATAATGAGGAAAGAAATTAATTTTTAGAGGAGTCAATAATGGTACAATTAGATATTTTTCAAGATGAAACAACAAAAAAGTATTTCGATACTTTTGAAAGTTGCATGATTAATATTTCAGAGGGTGCAAGTGATGAAAAGTCAATGGCTGTTTCATGGTTGAATAAATTCAAAGAAAAAATCGCTAAGGGTGAAATTAAAATTGTGGAGAATAAATAATGGATAATTTAGATAAGAAAAACTTCTTAGAAGTTGGTGATACCGTCATGGGTAAATTTGGTCTTGCAAAAATAAATAAGATTGAATTGTGTCAAAATGTCGGAGAAAAATATGGTATTGTTGTCAATAAATGTTGGGTAACAGATATTGCAAGATGTGTATTCGATATGGACAATGGACATTTTGAATACGGAGAGGATTTAGATTTTGTACCATATTAATAAAGTGATTCGCATTGATTCGCATTTCTCTCAAAAAGTCAATCCTTGTAAGTCTTTGATTTGCAAGGATTTTTCTTGGGGGGTTGACAATGTTATCAGAACATGGTATTGTAAAGTATAATCAAGAGAAAGAGAGAAAAAAATATGTATAAAGGTTATCAAGAAGAAATGTTCAAAAATCCTTGGGGTGTTAATGAGGGTTTTAAAGACTTGTGTGATAAGTTAACTGAGTTGTTACCTTTTGAGGGTAGATGTGAGTTTCCAAAAACAAAGAACAAACATTTAGAAAAGTTCAGACGTGCTCAAAATGCTGCTTATGACCTTTTCAATAATGGTCTTTGTAATCAATCAAGACTTTTCAAAGATATCTATGGTTGGTCTGTTGGTTATAGAGAAACAAGTTATGCGAATAGAATGACTTGGAGTCATTGGGAAGATAGAGTTGAAGAAGTTTTGACTCCTATCATTATCGCTGCTGCTATAGAACAAGGAGTTAAGTAATGGAGAAAATCGTAAATCAAATTTGTGACTTTGTTGCTTATGTAGATTCGTTCTATAACGAAAAGTCTGGGTTGTATCCTATCAAGGGTATGACTAATTCAATGGTTATCAATGCTGTTAAAAAACATATTGAAAAGGTTGGTCAAGAGTTTTGTGCTGACTCTGTTGATAGAGAAAAGATAAGAGATATTATTTTAGAAGATAACAATTTAAAGTGGGGTGTGTAATGTGTAAGATGGTGTATCAAAGTGATGTAGATAAGTTAGTTAAATCACATATCTACAATTGGGTAAAACCAAAAATATGGAATAAAGATATTAATGATGTTGATTGGAAAAATGTTAAGGATACAGTTTATTTAGATGCTCTTGCTTGTAAAACTGCATGGTGGAAAAATTATGACCATTTCACTAAGTTGTTTGATGATGTAAAAGATGCATTTATAACTGATGCAGATACTAATGTTTTTGATAATGGAGTTTAATTATGGATTATAAAGATTATCTTTCAAAGTTGCAAAATGATTATAAGTACTTCAAAGATATGTTAAAGTCTTTAGAAAAAGAAAAGAAAACGCCTGGGAACGGTTTTGCAAAGATGAAGTGTAAAGAAAAAATTGCAGAGTTGGAAAAAATCTTTAATGAGATTGATTATGCAGCTCAAGTAACATACGATTAGAAAGAGAGGAAGTATGGAAAATATTATGAAAAAAGGTTATGAGATTGAGGTAATTTACAAGAACGGTGATAAGTCATCTAAGTTCTTTACTATTAATCAGTTGCAAAAAGCGAATAACTATTTTAACAAGATGAATAATTCTATCGACAAAAATGTTTGGAAGGTTACGTCAAAGATTTCACAAGTTATATTTTAGAATTTGGATATAGAGTAGATTAAGTTGCGAAAATTCCAAATAGTCGTTTTGAGGATTGCCCCCAGTTTTTGACTTTAAACAAAACTGAAATTGCGAAAGAGGGAACTGACGAGTTCTCTCTTTTTTTATATTCAGACTAAATAAACACATGGAAAACTTTTTTATCGGAAAAGATGGTTTCACTTGGTTTACTGGAGTTGTCGAAGATAGAGATGACCCAAATAAACTTGGTCGTGTTCGTGTTCGTGCAGTTGGATATCACACAGAAAACAAAGATGAAATACAAACAGAAGATTTACCTTGGGCGTGGGTAATGAATCCAACAACTGTACCATCTATGAATGGTATGGGAGAAACACCACCATTTTTAGTTGAGGGTTCTTGGGTTTTAGGATTCTTTAGAGATACTTTGTTTCAAGAACCAATAATATTGGGTAGTTTGCCTGGCTTTAATTTGAGTTCACCAGATGGTACTAAAGGATTTAATGACCCTAATGGTGTGTATCCAAAAACCACAGGCGAAGTTGACGTAAATAGACTTGCACAAGGATTAGTTGGAGATACTCATCCCTCATTATTTACAAGAAGAAAAGCACAAGTTACTGAAGTTCCGATTGCAACTAAACCTTATATACCAACAGTTGAAGATGCAGCTGTTCAAGAAAGTCGTACATCATGGAATGAACTAGATGCAAAATCAAATTCAGTTTCTTTTTATCCATTTAATCATGTCCATGAATCAGAAAGTGGACATATACATGAAATAGATGATAGTCCAGAGGGAGAAAGACTTTTTACTTATCATAGGTCTGGTTCTTTTGAAGAAATACATCCAGACGGAAGTAAAGTTGTAAAAATAGTTGGTGACGATTATGAAATAGTTGTTGGAAACAGAAATTGTTATGTTCAAGGTAGTATTAATCTTACAGTAGATGGAAATGTAAGACAACTTATTAAAGGTGATTATGTTCTTGAGGTTGAGGGTGATTTCACACAAAAGATACATAAAAATAAATTAATGAAAGTTGGTGCTGGTACTTCTGGTGGAAACATACAAGCAGAAATAAGAGGAACAGTTGCAGAAAACATTTCCGACAAATTTGTTCAAACAGTTGGTGCAGATACAGAAATATTATTAAAAGGTAATCGAATAGAAAATGTAAAAGGTGATGATAAGAAAACAGTTGGTAAAAATGAAACAACATTAGTGTTTAGTGATATCAAAGTTACTGCATTACAAAATCATGTACAATCATCTATTAGTGGTAAAACAACTATGATATCTGGAACACAAATGAATATTAAATCTGCAACTGAAATGGCTATAGTTACGGAAACATCTTTGACCGAAACTATATCTAATAATGTTGTCAGAACAATAGGTGGTACTTTAAACGATACTGTAACTGGTGTTGGAACAATTACTATGGCTGCTAGTGGAAGTGAAGTAAATGCATCTGGTATATTACTTACTGGTCATACGCATACTGACCCTGCTGGAGTTGCTGGTAATCAAACCTCTACACCTAATTAGGAACTAAGATGGCGCTTTGTGGTAAAAATTTATCTTTAGATGCAGTAACAGATAAAATTGCAGAAATAGAATCTAAGATTACAGAAAAGATAGATGCAGTTGCATCTGACTTAAAAGCAGAACTTGATGCAAAACTTCCAGAGTTAGAAAAAGAACTCGACAATCTTGCAGAAAAAATACCAGATGAACCATTTGAATCTTTTCAAGAAGAGTTTGACAAATTTATAAACTTAACTCTTGACCCACTCAAGTCTAGTGAAGCAGCAGAAAAACTAAATGACCTCAAAGGAAAGTTTACTGATGCACTTGATAAGGTTGGTACTGACATAGATACTTTGATAAGTACTGCAACTTCTGAACTTGCAAGTGGAGCTAGTCCTTCAGTTGCAGATGTTGAAAAAGAGGAGACTGGAGAAAATACAGATACAGTCATAATCACAGAAGTTTATAAAAGTATTACTCAAGTACAAGGTATGAAAGAGGGAACTAATTTTTTCGGTGGTGTAGGTTATACAACTTCATCAGATGGTGATGATACTATAGTAACAACAAGACAAGTATATAAAAAGATTAAGGTAATTTATACAGTTGAACAAACTACTAGTCCTAACCTTGACCCAATTACTGGTTTTGAATTACCTTCACTTAGTGATTTAGGTTTACCTAGTTTATCTTTTCCAACATTACCTAATTTAGATTTTTCAGAAGTTCCAGAATTGTCTCCAGAATCTCTTGCAGCTGGTCAAGCAAAAATGAAAGATGCAATTTGTAATATGCCTAATCTTGAAGTTAATACTGGTGCATCTGGAACTCAAGAGTTTGAACAAAAAGAAAATGGTGCAGATAGTATTATTTTAGATAAAACACCAACAAGTATTGTTAGTGTACAAGGAAGAGAAGAGGGTAATAATTTTTTTGGTAATATTCAATATTCACAAGATGGTAAAAATATTTTCTTAAATAAATTTTACGCAGAAATCAAAGTAGTATATAATGCTGCTGTTGTTAAACAAAAAGCAAAAGAATCTTTAATACCTCAAGAGGCTGGTGAAGAAGAAACACCATCAGCAGAACCAGAGATTACCACAAAACAAAAAGAAGCATTGAATGTTCTAAAAAGTTTTAAAATTGATGCTGATGCATTATTAAAAAGAACAGAAAGTATTCAAGAACATATAAAAGCAAATGTTCCTAATACAATAGAAATAAATGGTGAGATACCAAAATCATTTATCGAAAAGTGTAAAGAAAAAGAAGAAACGATTAAAATGGAAATCGTAGATAGAACTGGAACATTTGACCCTCAAGAGAAGAAAGAGATTCTAGAAAATAAAGTTGTACAAAAACTAAATGAAGCAGAAGATGAAACTGGTGTACAACCATCAAAGACAGCTCCAGTATCAGATAAAGATTTAAATAATTTAAAAAAATTAGTTGACAATCATGTAGAAAAAATGAAAATTATGTTTAGTCAAATGACTTTAGTTGGTAAAAAACTTAGAAGTAAAAATACTCCACAAACTTTTGACTATACAAAAAGTGATGGAACAAAAGTAAAAGTAACACTTGATACTAATATCGGATTTCTTGATGACCCAAGTTTTGTAAGACGATTACAAGTTAAAGGACAAAATTTAAGAAATGTACAGATTGCAAATTGGTTGTCAAGTGGAAAAACGAAAAGAAAAAATAGATTTAACAACCATTTCAGACTAAACTATAAATTAATTGATAAAAATCTAACAACAAATCCTAATGCAACTGAAGATGTTAGAAAGTTTTATGATGAGAATATTGCAAAAGAAACTGATATATACAGTTTGCAACAACTTGCAGATTATAGAACAAACTATGAAGTATTATGTAATATAAATGATGGCGAAGATATATTTGAATTTGATAAACCAGAGGGATTAAATCCAGTTCGCATAAGAGAAGATAATGTTACTGGTGGTTTAGTATTTATGAGTGGTGGTAGACAAAGCAGGACTGTAGACTAACTAAATAAAACGAGGAGTATGTAATGGCAGTACAACCAGCATATAGAGATGCAGAAAGAACTAATAATTCAGATAGACCCTCAAAACAATATAGGGATTTGAATTTAAACTTTTCAAGACATCCAGTAACAAAAGGTTTAACAGTCCTTACAGATGCAGCTGCTGTTAAGAGAAGTGTTCGTAATCTAGTTCAATATGGACACTACGAAAAACCCTTTCATCCAGAAATAGGTTCTGGTGTTCGTGATTTATTATTTGAAAATATGACACCATTTGTTGCAAATACTCTTGCAAGAAAGATAGAAGATACAATTAATAACTTTGAACCAAGAGCATTACTTGCTGGTGTTGAAGTTTTTCCAGACTTTGACCAAAATGCGTATAGTGTAACTGTAGAGTTTTATTTACAAAATGCACCAGCAGAACTTGTTGATTTATCATTTACATTAGAGAGATTAAGATAGTGGCTACTACAGATAAAAAACTTTCAGTTTCAGAATTAGATTTTGATAACATCAAAACAAATCTTAAAACATTTATGAGAAACCAATCAGAATTTACAGATTATGATTTTGAGGGTTCTGGTATCAATGCGTTGTTAGATGTTCTTGCGTATAATACACATTACCTTGCAATGAATACCAACATGGCTGCTAACGAATCTTTTCTTGATACTGCTGCTCTAAGACAATCAGTTGTATCTCATGCAAAGACTTTAGGATATACACCGAGTTCACCAAGAGCACCAATGGCAAGTGTTAATATTGAATTAAATGATTTTGGTAATTTAACAACTGCAACAATTCCAGTCGGATATACTTTTACATCTAGTATTGATGGTGTATCATATCAATTTGTTACAACCTCTGAACATACTACAAATTTATCAAATGGAGTTCTTGCATTTAACAGTATACCAATTTATGAAGGAACTTATGTAACAAATCGTTACACGGTAGACAATCAAAACTTAGAACAAAAATTTACTCTCAATGATGAGAACGCAGATACTACAACATTACTAGTTGATGTTTTTGAAACATCTACTTCCACCTCATCTACAACTTTTACTCTTGCAACTGACTTGACTAAAGTTACACAGACCTCAAATGTATATTACTTACAAGAAAGTATAGATGGTAAGTTTGAAGTTTACTTTGGTGATGGTATTACTGGTAAAGCACTATCAGATAATAATGTTGTGAGATTAAGATATGTTGTAACAAATAAAACAGTTGCAAATGGTGCCTCTTCATTTACATCTTCTAATGCGATATCTACTGTAACAGATTTATCAATACTTACAGTTGATGTTGCATCTGGTGGTGCAGAAAGAGAAACTATACAATCTATTAAATTAAACGCACCATTAGATTATGCAGCTCAAGGTCGTGCAGTTACAACTAATGATTACAAATCAATCATACCTAAAGTTTATCCTAATACAAAATCTGTTCAAGTATATGGTGGTGAAGATAATGACGTTCCAGTTTACGGAAGAGTTTATATTTCAATTGTACCAACACTAGGTTCTATTACTGCATCAGCAAAACAACAAATCGTAAACGATTTAAAAAATGACTTTACTATCGCATCTGTAACACCAATAATTATAGACCCAGAATATATTGATATAAGAATGAATGTAGTGTTTCAGTATAACGCAAAGAATACAACAAAAACATCTGAAACATTAATATCAAATGTAAGAGATACAATATTAAATTTTAACACAAATAATTTATCAACTTTTGATGGAGTGTTTAGACACTCACAAATAACTAGATTAATAGACGATTCTGATAATTCAATAACTTCAAATATTACAACAATTAAATTATCAAAAGATTTTGTACCAACATTAAATAGTCCTACAAAATATACAATACCATTTAACAACGCATTGTTTAATCCACACTCTGGACATATGTCGGATACTGGTGGAATACTTTCATCAAGTGGGTTTTTCATTTCTGGTAATACAAATGAAATGTTTTTAAATGATGATGGTAATGGTAATGTAAGAATGTTTTATGTTCAAGATGGTACAACAACAACTTACGAAGATAATACTGCTGGTACTATTAATTATGTTACTGGTGAGATTATTTTAACAAATTTAAATATTACAAGTATATCAACTGTAGATGGTGCAACTTCAACAAGTATCAGATTGATTGTTACACCAGAGTCAAATGATGTTGTGGGTGTTCGTAATCAAGTTGTAAGAATAGATACTGGTGCATTAACAATATCATCAACTGTAGACTCAATCGCAACTGGAAGTTCTGCAGCTGGTATAGGTGTTTCAACTACAAGTTCATATAGTGGTACGACATCAACAACAAGTTCAACAACAACATCAACATCTGGTTCAACCTCTTCATCAAGTTCAAGTGGTTCTAGTTCAAGTGGATATTAAAAATGTCAAACAATGACATAACCTTAAAGAGAAAAGTTAGGACTCACATACAAACTCAACTGCCTGAATTTATTCAAGCAGACCACCCTATCTTTGCATCTTTTGTCAAAGCATATTTTCAATTTCTTGAAAGTGCTGAGGTTACTTTTTCTGAAGTCAATAATTATTTAAGACAAGAATCATCATCTGTTAATTTTGTATTAGATGAAAATGGTGACCAAATTGTTTTAGAAGATTCTGAGGTTAAGTTTTTAGTTGGTGAAACTGTTACTGGTCAATCATCAAATGCAACTGGAAAAGTTTTAGTTGATGATGTAGATGATGGTAAAAGATTATTTATTACATCTAACTCTAAATTTCAAGTAGGTGAAATAATATCTGGTAATACATCAAACGCAAGTGGTACTATTCAAACATATAGACCTAATCCTATTTCTAATATTCAACAATTAATTAATTTTACAAATGTTGACTCAACCTTATTTTCATTTTTAGATAATTTTAGAGATGCTTTCTTAGAGGGTATTGTTGACAACCTAGACACTACAGTTGACAAAAGAAAACTTATTAAAAATGTTCGTGATTTATATCTTGCAAAGGGAACTAAAAAAGGACACGAATTATTTTTTAGATTACTATTAAATGAACAACCTAGTATACTTTTCCCAAATGAAAATATGTTAAAGGTATCTGACGGTAAATGGACAACTAGAAGATTAATAAGAGTTGAAACTGGTGGTGCATTAGGTAGTGGTAATATTCCAGATTTAGTTGGACAACCAATATTGGGTGTATCATCTCAAGCAACTGCAATTGTTACATCAACTGTATCATTTAGAGAGGGTGGAACAACTATTGTTGAAATAGAGATTGATGAAAATACAAAAACTGGTGCTTTTGAAGAAGGTGAACAGATTTCTGGTATTTCAAGTGTGAATGACCTTGACGTTACTGCAACAATAAGAGGGATAGTTGTTTCAGTTGCGATTAATAATTCTGGTCAATATTATTCAGTCAATCAAAAAGTAAATGTCGGAACAGTTGCAAATTCTAATAATGCAGCTCAAGTGAAAGTTCAAACAATCAATACTGGTTCAATTGATGAATTTATTATTGATGATGCTGGTACTGGATATGCAGTAGGTGATGATTTAATAATCAATAATGAAAATACAAATGGTACTGGTGCAGCTGCACAAGTTTCTGTGGTTGGTGGTGGTATCGCACCAGAGAGTGGAAGTACTGCACCATCATTTGATACTACTGATGATGTTTCACAAAAATTTGACAATACTAATAGTAAGTTTGATAAAGAGATTGGTGAGTATGATATGAAAACATCAGACCATATCACACTTGAAGAGGAAAGTCAAATATTTTATGGAGATGATTATGATGGAACTAAAATTGTTTTAGAAACTGGTACTTTTGCAAGTGCATCAGAGGCTACTGAGATTACAGACATTAGACTGATAAGTGGGGGTAACGGTTATACTCAACTTCCAAAACTTGATAAAACAAATAAGTATACAACTGCTGGTGTTCGTGATGATTCTTCTGGTCAAGTATACAATACTGGTATCATAACAACTGGTGGTTCTGGTGCAAAAGTTTTACCAATATCAAGAAGTGGATTAGGAAGTATTGGTTCTTTTGAACTTACAAACTCTGGTATAAATTATACTAGTGCTCCAACAATAACACCATTTAGACACGCAGTATTAAAAGATATATCTGGAACAATTCAAGTAGGTGATACATTAATTACTCATACTGGAACTATTACTGGATTTAATGCAGATACACAATTAATATCAATTGATACAGATGAAACATTTATAGAGGGTACACTCATAAGGACATCTGGTAGTGCAAGTGCTACAATTGCAAATATTGATATTGCAAGTGGAACTGCAAATACTGGAACAGAGTCAGTTACCGCTGGTGAGTTTTTAGGTTCTGATGGAATAATATCTGAAGATGTAAATAGAATACAAGATAGTTTTTATTATCAAGATTATTCATATGTGGTAAAAGTTGGTGAGTCAATTGCATCTTGGAGAGACTCATTACGTTCATCTTTGCATCCTGCTGGTTGGATTGTTTTTGGTGAAGTTGAAATTAAGAGTAGAGTGTTTGCTGGTGTTCAAACATCAACTATCGTTCCATCTTCATTTACACCAGAACTTGCATCAATTCTCAAGACACTTTTCTCTGCTGTGTTTGGTAGAAGATTAGGTACAACTGATGATGGTACATCTCTTCGTGTATCAGCACAAACTGGAGTTGAGAGTCACACAGACTTATCAAATGCAACAAGAGATTTAACATTAAAAAGAGTACACAATGTTGTGATTGGTTCAAGAAGAACTGATAGAGGTGGGGTGTTTGGCCCAAGATTAATCAATCTTGCAAAGTATGCTTTCTCTGTTCCACCAACTACGACCTCTGAGGAAACTGCAAACTACCCAGGCATAATAAGACCAATAAGAACTTTGGAATTTGAAAGTGGTGCTTATTATCCAATAGAACAATTTAAAGATGTAAAGATAAATGAAATATCTACAAGGTCATTTTCTGGAGAGACACCAGATTTATTTTCTGATAGTGGTGATGTAAAATTTAGTAATAACACAGAAACATTTGATGGTAATAATCATATCATCATTCCACCATCAGCATTTAAAACTAAAATAAATGTACCAGTACCAAGTGAAATAAGATTTATTGGTTTTGCTGGTTTTGACCAAAACGATATAAAATTTGATACATCTGTAAGAACTTTTGACGGACAGGCAACTGTTTTAGGAACGACATCTTTTGACGAAGATTTCTTTAGATATGATAATAACTCTGTTAAATTTGACAGAGATGTAATTGCGTAATAAAAACATTATAAATAACAATAATGAAATAGGAGATAACTGATGGCATTTCAATTACTAGGTATTGGTAGTTCCGCCAATGATGGAACTGGAGATACATTAAGAGTTGGCGGTGACAAAATCAATGATAACCTCATAGAATTATATGCTAAGATTAATGGAGTTTCAACTGGTAGTATCAGTAATGGAACTGCGTTAACTTCAGACAATGTTGTATTGAGACAGACAACCGACACTCTTACAAATAAAACTTTAACTAACCCAACTATTAATGCAGCTACGTTAACTGGAACTGTTGCTTCAACTGCAACTGTAACTGGTACATTAGATTTAACTGGTGCAGTCCTCGCTGGAACTGCTGCTTTAGTTTTTGAAGGTTCTGGTGCAGATGCAAATGAAACTACATTTTCAATTACTAATCCAACTGCTGATAGAACAATAACATTTAAAGATGGTAGTGGTACAGTTGCTTTTACATCTGATATTACTGTTACTGCAACTTCGACAACTACATTATCGAATAAAACATTAACTGCACCTAAGTTTGCAGATGGTGGTTTTATTGCAGATGCAAATGGTGCTGAGTCATTAATTTTTCAAACAACTGCAAGTGCAGTAAATGAAATTGAAATTACAAACGCAGCTACTGGTGGTTCTGCTGTTGCAGCCACATCAACTGCACCTATTATTGGTGCATCTGGTGAAACCAATGTTGACCTTGCATTACTTCCAAAAGGTACTGGTGTTGTAACTGTTCGTTCAACTACTGGTGCAAATAACCAAGGTCAGATTAAACTTAACTGTGAACAAAATACTCACGGTCAAACTCTGATGGGTCAACCACACGCATCTAGTGATAGTGGTTTCTTTCAGTTACCTAAAGATGGTGGTTCTGCAAGAGCAACTCCAAACACATTGTTGAGTGGAAATAAAACTGTTGTCGCTACTGAAACTGCAACTGGTGGTGGTTCTGATGTTGCATTATCACTCAATACAGCACACAGCACGATTGTAACAACTGGTGCTCAAGCGTTCACACTTGCAAATGGTGTAAATGGACAAATCAAAACTATCTCAATGGTAACAGATGGTGGTGATGCAACACTTACTCCAGCAACTTTAGCTGGTGGTTCAACCATTGTGTTCAATGACGTAGGTGATAGTGTAGTCTTAATTTATAATACGACTGGTGGATGGTCAGTTCTTTCAAATAATGGAACTACTATATCTTAATAAGGAGTAGTCATGGCGATAGATACTTTAGGTACAAATTCACTTGGTGCGAATTCAGTCACATCAGCTAAGATTGCTGATGGGACTATCGCAACAGCAGATATTGCTGATAATGCTGTAACAAATGCAAAGTTTTCTGGAAGTGGTGCAGTTGCATATTTTGTTAATAGTTCTGGAACTGCAATAGGTGATACCACATCAAGTGGATTAAATGCACTAATGCGTGTAAATAATCAAACTCTATCTGGTAATGTTACTATTACTGGTACACAAAATGCATCAATGGCTGGCCCAGTTACGATTGCAAATGGTGTAACATTAACAGTACAAAGTGGTGGAAGGTTCGTAGCGGTATGAGTACAATAGTCGCAACTAATATTCAATCTGACACTATTAAACATAGTGGTGGTACTTCTGCAATTAGTATTACTAGTGCTGGTGTAGTAACTCAACCTGCTAAACCTATGTTTAGAGTAAAACAGTCATCTGACCAAGCAATTTCTAATGCGACTGCTACAGTAGTACAGTTCAATGATAAGACTTCTTCTGGAGCATTTGATATTGGTGGTTATTTTAATACATCAAATTATAGATATATACCACAAGTTGCTGGGTACTATTTTGTTTCTTCAACTGTTACTATCAAATCAACAACTCCAGATTATGTTATAATTTATATTACTAAAAATAATTCTTCTGTATATAGAAATCTTGGCATGGAATCTAATGCAACTAATGCTCATGTTCCTGCTCATGTTAGTGGAATAATTTATATGAATGGTTCAAGTGATTATTTAGATGTACAAGTTCAACATAATACTGGTTCTAGTCAAAACACCAATAGTACTTTTTCATTTACAAATTTTAATGGATATCTAGTAGGATAAAAAGATGAGTACAATTACAGCAACAAATCTTCATGGTGATACAATCAGAAAAACTGGTGGTTCTCTTGGAGTCGATATAAGAGTTAAGAATACATCTGTGTATGAGTCGGATGGTGGTACAAGTGTTACACAGAATTTAGTTTCTTGTATTGCAAAAGCAACAAGTAAATATGATATAGGTACTAACTCAAGTGGTAATTCATTTAATATTTCATCTACATCTGATGATGGAACTGGTACATTTACTTTAAATTTCTCTAACAATTTTTCCTCTGCTGGTACTGTTTCTTCAGCACAAGGAAATAGAGCCGGTGTTACTGGAATGAGAGTAAATCATGTTACATCTGGAGAGTATGCTACATCTTCTTTAGGTTGTCATATTGCCTATTCAAATGGTAATGGCATTGACCAAGATGGCATGGCGAATATAGTATTTGGAGATTTAGCATGAGTCAAATATCAGCAGATACAATTAAAGGGGTTACTGCAGCTAATAACATAACTCTTGGTAATACACCAGTAGTGAGTGCTTCTGCAAATTCTTTGACAATTAGAGGTGAGGGTAGTAATCAGACAAATGTCCAACAAGGATTAATAAAATCTTGGATTAGATTTAATGGTACAGGCACTATCGCTATAGATGATAATTTTAATTGTTCAAGCATTACAGATAATGCAACTGGTGTTTACACTATGACAATGCAAACTGCTATGGCTAATGCTAACTACTCTCAAACTTGTGGTGCTGGTGATGTAGACCACGGTGCAAAGATTAATATAGCTTTTTCTGATGCTAACACTACAACAACAATGAAAATAAGATTAGCAGCAGCGGTTAGTGGTAATGGAGATAGTAGTATAGTTACAAATCATGTAGCAGGAGATTTAGCATGACAATAAAAACACCAGAGTTTCAAGGAACTCATCTTTGGGATAGATTGTGTTGGGCGAAAGAAAACTTAGACGGTGTTCAAACAGATTATAGGATAGTTTGGGAAGATGTAGATAAACCAGATGAACCAGCAAAGATTACTATACCAGACCCAAACTGGTTAGCGTGTGCATTACAAGGTGGAATACTACCACCAGTAGAAGTTTACTGGGAACTCAAAAAAGATGAATCAAAACCAGATTTTAAAAAACATACTAGGGGATACTTACTACATAATACAAAACCTATTGATGCAATGACTGAAGAACAAGCTATAGAATATTTAATTCAAAAAGATATTCCAGAAAAAGTTTGGAGAAATTGGAACAAAGGTAATAAACCTAGAATGATTATATGTAAAAAGAATCAATTACCTTCAGAAAGAACATGGAGAAATGCATGGAAAATATCTGAAGATGTCAAAGTAGAAATGGTCGCATAGGAGAAAAATATGACTACTTATATACAAGATAAAAATGGAAAGACCATTGATAGTTCTATTGCAAAAACACCTCAGTTTAGACATTTTCGTAACGCATGGGTTATCAATGGTGATGTGATTTCTGAAGATTTAGCAACTGCTAAAACTTTATTTAAAGATAAAATTCGTGAGGTTAGAAAACCACTTCTAGAATTAGAAGATGTTAATTATATGAGAGCATTAGAAGATGGTAATACTGCAAAAGCAAAAGAGATTGCAGATAAGAAAAAAGTACTAAGAGATTTACCAGCAGATACAAAGATTGACTCTGCAAAAGATATAGATGAGTTAAAAAAGACATGGAATGAAAATATGCTTGGTACATCACCATATAAATAAAAATATAGGAAAACATCATGGCCGCAATAATCACGGAAAAATTTAGACAGTCAAATGCAGACTTGTTTTTTGCAGACCTAACTGCAAGTAAGTATTATGTGTTCATAGGTAAATCACAACCTTGGACTTCAGAGGGTGCAACTTCAGATAGTGTTCCACCAGTTCCAGTAGATTCTGTACAACCAGAATCACTTTACTTTGATGATATGTTAGCTGCAAAACTAGTAGGTGCTTCAAATATTAAAATGGTTATACCAAGAAGAGATTATTCTACTTCTGCATCATTTGATATGTATAGACATGATATTGCTGGAACACAAACCTCTGGTGCTTATCCAACAAAAACATCAAGTTCAAGTGGTGCAACAAATTTATTTGACTCTACATATTATTTTAAAACATCTGAAAATAAAGTTTATAAAGTTCTTTACAATGGTGACCCAGCACAAGATGGTGCAACAAACATATCTGGAAGTGAACCAACATCAACTGGTAACGCACCTTTCTGGCATGATAGTAATTATTACTTAAAATTTATGTATCAGTTGACAACTTCAGAGGTACAAAACTTCTTGACAACTGACTTTATGCCTGTTAAAGTAAATTCAAATGAATCTAATAATCGTGGAATAGATGTTGTTATGGTAACAAATACTGGTTCTGGTTATCCTAATGGAACTTTTTATACATCTGTTAGAGGTGATGGTACTGGTGGTGTTGTTGCTCTTGTTGTTAGTGGTGGACAAATTACAGTTTTTGGTTCAAACAATGCAACAAACACTTATCTTCACGCAGCTGGTAGTGGATATAGTTTTGCATCAATAAGTCTTGCATCTGGTGGTATATTTACAGATGCTGGATTATCCTCTGCAATCTCTGGTGCAACTCTTACTCAATGGAATTCTGCAACAGCTGGTTCAATCACACCAATAATTGCACCATTAGGTGGACATGGTGATGATGATATAGAAGAACTAGGTGGACATTTTGTTATGGTTCAAGGAAAGTTTGAACCAGCAGATGCAGATGTAACTCAAGTTAACGATTTTAGAAGAGTAGGTATTGTTAAAAATCCAACTGCAAGTGGTAGTGCGTTTACAGCGTCTACTGCAAGATTAACAAAAGCAGTAAAGATTACTGGAACTATAACAACAAACTATCAAGTAGATGAACAAATCACTCAAGCAACAACTGGTGCAAGAGGAAGAGTTGTAGAATGGGATGCAACAAATAAAATATTATATTATTGTCAAGAGGGTTACGCAACATATGGTTTAGATGCAAATAGTAATCTTACTGCGTTCTCTGGAAATAATGCAATAACTGGTGGTACATCAACTGCAAGTTATAGTATAGATACTGCAAGTCAAACAGTCAATAATGTTGTGTTTGCAAGTGGATATGCAACACCAGAATTTGATGCTGATACTGGTGAGATACTTTATGTAGAAAACAGAAGAGTAATATCAAGAGCATCTGACCAAACTGAAGATATAAAAATTGTAGTGGAATTTTAAGATATGCCTCAAAAGACCGATTTAAATGTCGCTCCATATTATGACGATTTTGACCCAAATGATAAATTTAATAGAGTTCTGTTTAGACCAGGCTTTGCTGTTCAAGCACGAGAGTTAACAACTTTACAATCTATTTTACAAAACCAAGTAGAGAGAAATGGTAGACACTTCTTCAAAGAAGGTTCAATGGTCGTGCCTGGACAGATATCTACTACCAACAAATATTATGCAGTAAAATTACAAGCAACATTTAGTGGAAACGCAATATCAACATATCTATCGTCTTATGTTGGAAAAATTATTACTGGTTCTATTAGTGGTATTACTGCAAGGGTAATCGCAGTTGAAGCTGCAACTTCAACTGATGCACCAACTCTTTATGTAAATTATTTAACTACTGCAACAAGTACTGCAAACGCAACTGCAAGTACTGGTGCATCAACTGCTGGTACGACATTGAGATTTGTTGACGGTGAAAGTTTAGCCGCAGATGCAGTTATAAATTCAGAAAGTGCTGGTACTAATACTTCAACTTTACTTACATCAAATGCAACTGCAATTGGTTCATCAGCAAAGATTGAAGAGGGAATATATTTTGTTCGAGGTCAGTTTGTAAAGGTAGAAGAACAAAGAATTATTCTAGACAAGTATACTAATACTCCATCTTATAGAGTTGGATTGACAGTCGGAGAAATTTTAGAAACTCCAGAGAACGATACTACACTACTTGATAACGCAACTGGAACTTCAAACGTAAATGCAAAAGGTGCTCATAGACTTAAAACTACATTGACACTTTCAAAACTACCACTTGGTTCTTCAGCAGATGAAAACTTTATTGAACTTTTAAATTTAAGTAATGGTAGAATTAATAGTATTGTTGATAAAACTGAGTATAGTATATTTCAAGATAATCTTGCGAGAAGAACTTTTGATGAGTCTGGAAACTATACTGTAAGACCTTTTGATATTGAGTTCAAAGAAACTCTTGATGATGGTATTAATAATGGAGTATATTCATCTGGAAGTACAACTGATAGTGGTAATACTGCTTCAGAAGATTTTATGACAGTTCAAATAAGTCCAGGCAAGGCATATGTTCGTGGATATGAAGTTGAAACTTTGACTCCTACATTTATTGATATTAAGAAACCAAGAAATACTGAAAACTTCAATGAAGCAATTACTGGTATAGAGGTTGGTAACTTTGTTCGTGTAGAAAAATGTTTTGGAAGTCCAGACTTAACACCATTTATATCTGGTGAGGTAGAAGAACCATATAGAGAAGTAGAACTTCACGGTACTAAAACTACTACTAGAGGTCAGACTATGAGTGACTTAATTGGTGTTGCAAGGATTCGTGCATTTGAACACGCATCTGGAAATGATGGTGCTGGTGTAAATGCATTAGCAAGTGCATCTGTAACTACATCTCAATTTAATTTATATCTTTTTGATATAAGAATGTTTACAAAGTTATCTTTATCTGGAACACCAGCAAGTAGTAACGCTGGTGGTGCAGTCAATGGTGCAAAAATTACTGGTGCTACATCTGGTGCAACTGCATTTCTAAAAAGTTCTTCATCAACAAATCTTGAAGTAATAAATGTTGTTGGTAATTTTGTAGTCGGTGAAAAACTTATATCAACCAGTTCAAATGTTGCAGACCAAATAATTGAAAATTCAAGTAATACAGATTTAACAATAAATGGAATTACTTTAAGAAACTTTACTGATGTAAAAGCTTTCTTTATGGACTCACCAAATACTACTGCTGATTTTACTGCTGATGCAGTATTAGACCAATCTACTACTCTTAATGGTTCTGTAACCATGAATGGTTCAAATGCAAACGTAACTGGATTTGGAACTTCATTTGTTACAGATTTAAAAGTAGGGGATTTTGTTACTGTTTCTGGTGCTGGTGCTGGTGGTGCAGACTTAACTGCAAAAGTTAACACAATAACAAATGATACTACGATAGTTCTTGCAAGTAATTCTGCAACTGCTGTTACAACTGTTCCAATCATAAGAAAAAGAAATCAACTTCGTGACCAACAAAAGAATTTACTTCTTAGAAAACTAAGAAAGAAAAGAATTAAAACTTTAAAGACTGATATCAATAACGGAGTTTCAGACTCAACTATAACATTTAGAAGGCAGTTTGTTACCACAACAACCTCTGGTGGTGTTATCAATTTGACTGCAAGTGCAAATGAAAGTTTTTCTGCAAAATCAAATACAGATTACATTATTACAAAACTAACTGCTGGTTCTGCGATTGGTGGTAGTAGTACTAATGCTCCTGCTGGTGATACTATTAATTTAAGTGCAACGACTACTACTGGATTTGTTGGGGTAGGAACTAATTCATTATCAATAACAAACGCAGCTGTTTTTGGTAACGGTGCAAAAGTAAAAGTTACTGCAACTCTTACAAGAACATCTACAAACGAAAAAACTAAAACAAAACAAGCTGCACATATTGTTCTTGTGGATGCAAACGCTTCTGCTGGTGCAGAGGTAGGAACTGCATCTCAACATAAAGAAATTTCAATTGGTCGTGCAGATGCATTTAAGTTACACGGAGTATTTGACTCTGAAGATACTGGAACTAATCCAGTCTTACCTCAATTTAGTCTGACTGGTATTAGTGGTACATTTACAAAAGGTGAAAAGATTACTGGTGGTACAAGTGGTGCAACTGCAACAATAGTCAATCCAACAAGTCCTATAACTTTTATTACAACTAATAATAAAGATTTTACTGCAAATGAAACTATAACTGGTGCATCATCAGCTGCAACTGCAACTCTAGGAACATTTACTGCTGGTTCAAAAAATATTACGGATAGATTTACTTTAGATACTGGTCAAAGAGATAACTTTTATGATATTGCAAGAATAATTAGAAAAGCTGGAAAACCAGTTCCAGTTGGAAAATTACTTGTTGTCGTGGATTATTTTGAACATGGTACTGGTGATTTCTTCACAGTAGATTCCTATAGTGCAGTAGACTATAAAGAGATACCAGTTTATACTGCAACTAGAGTTGACCCAGAAGTTAGAGAACCATCTGGTGAGTTTGATTTAAGAGATAGTATTGACTTTAGACCAAGAGTAAAAGATGCAACGACATCAACTACATCTATTCAAGGTCAGACTGCACATCAAGTTAATGGATTTTCATTTGACTTTGAAAATAGAAAGTTTACTGGAACTGGTTCATCTACGATTAATATTCCAAAAGATAATTCTAATTTTCAATATGATTTTGATTTTTTCTTAGGTAGAAAAGATTCTATTTTCTTAGTCGAAAATGGAGATTTTAAAATCATTAATGGTGCAGATGCAGAAAATCCAGAAAGACCAAAACCAATTGAAAAGGCGATGTTACTTGCAGAAATACAAAGTCCTGCTTATGTGTTAGATATTAATGATGTTGTTTTTGAAAAATCTAATAATCGTAGATATACAATGTCAGATATTGGTGACCTTGAAAGAAGAATTAATACAGTAGAATATTATACAGTTTTAAATCTGTTAGAAAAAGAAGCACAGTCTTTTCAAATACAAGACGAAAATGGTCTTGATAGATTTAAGTCTGGATTTGTAGTAGATAATTTTACTGGTCATTCAGTCGGTGATGTTAAAAATGAAGATTACAGAAACTCTATAGATTATGAAGAGAAAGAATTAAGACCAAAGTATTTCATGAAAGGTATTGACCTTATTGAACAAAATACTACTGATACCGAAAGAACTACAGATGGATATCAAAAGACTGGTGATTTAGTTACATTACCTTATACAGATGTTGTAACAGTACAACAACCATATGCAACGAGAGTTGAAAATCTTAATCCAGTATTGACATTCTCATGGGCTGGTGTTTGTGTTCTTGACCCATCTGGAGATGAGTGGTTTGAAGTAAATAGACTACCAGATTTAATAATAAATCAAGAAGGTAACTTTGACCAATTAGTTGCACAAGTCGGAAATGCAATGGGAACTATCTGGAACGCATGGCAAACTCAATGGTCTGGTTCTTCAACTAGAAGAAATCAAGTTAATACTGGTCAACAACTAATTGAAAGAACAGTTACTACAAATACTAGAAGGCAAAGAAGGCAAGGTGTAAATACAAGAGTTGTTGCACAGATTGATAGAGAGTCATTAGGTGATAAAATTCGTTCAACTGCACTCATACCTTTCATGAGAGCTAAAAATATTACATTTACTATAACTGGTATGAAACCAAATACAAGAATTTATCCATTTTTTGATAAACAAAATATTACAAGTTTTGTTACCATAACATCATCAAGTGGTGTTACTGGACACCAACAAAATGTAAAAGGTGCAACCAGTACATTTACTGACGGTAATGGTAGAATAGATGGATTGTTTGAATTACCAGACCCAAATGTAACTGGTAATCCTAAATTTAGAACTGGTGAAAGACTTTTTAGAGTTACATCTTCTGCAACTAATGAAACAGTTCCAGAACCAGAGACTTTCGCACAAGCACTATTTTCATCAACTGGTACTTTAAGAACTGTTCAAGAAGAAATTATTGCAACAAGAAATGGTAGGATAGAAGTTACTAATGTTACTCAAAATAGAACATTATCAAATGTTACAGCAGTAAGACAAAGAGTTCTTGCAGACTTTAGTAGTAATGATGATGGTGGTGATGATAATACTGGTGATGGTTCTAATGACCCACTTGCACAAACATTTACACTTGAAACTATAGGTGGTGAATTTATTACAAAAATGGATGTATTCTTTCAAAGAAAAGATGCAATTATACCAGTACTTGCTCAATTAAGAGAAGTTGTAAATGGATTTCCAACCATCAAACAATTACCATTTGCTGGTAAACATTTAAATCCATATATGGATGGTACAGTTTCTATAAATGCAAATTCAACTACTGTTACTGGAACTAATACAGATTTCTTAACTGGTAAACATAATCTTCGTGTAGGTGATACAATCACAATTAGTGAAGCTGGAACTCAAACTTCTGGTATACCTAATCAAGAGGGATATGATGCAAACGCACTTGTTACAACTGTTACTGCAATTACATCTGATACTGAATTAACTGTTGCTACTCCAGCAAGGAGTGACCAAAATTCATCTGGTAAAAAAATCAGTAATGTTAATTTATCTGCTGATGCAAGTGTACCGACAACATTTAGATTTGACTCACCAGTTTATATTAAAGATGGTGTAGAAACCTCTATGGTATTATTTACTCAATGTGAAAGTTATTTTGCATGGATTTCAAGAATGGGTGAGATAGATATTGGTGGAACAAGAATGGTTTCAAAACAACCTCATCTTGGTGTATTATTTAAATCACAAAATAATACGACTTGGAATTCTTATCAATATGAGGATTTAAAATTTACTTTATATCGTGCAGAATTTAATACTGGTTCTACTGGTACATTAACATTAACTAATGGTATCGTACCTTCAAAAACTTTGGGTGTTGACCCAGTAAGAACAATTAGTGGTACAAATACTGTACAAATTACACATAGTGACCATCATATGTATTCTTCAAATAATAATGTTACTATTAGTGGTGCAAAGTCTGGTATATCAACAACACTTAATGGTGCAATAACAAACGCAGCTGGTATAAATCTAACATTAACCTCTGCGACTGGATTTGAAGCAAGTAATGACTCATCAAGATGTTATGTAAAGATTGACAATGAGATTTTATTTGGTACACTATCAAGTAATAATATTAATAACTTGACAAGAGCTCAAGATGGAACGAGTGCAGCTGCACACGCAAATGGTGCTACTGTAGAACTTTATCAAATTAATAAAATACCTTTGACTGAGATTAATACAACTCATACATCATTGTCAAATATAGGTATTGATAACTATGTTATAACAACAACTACAAATGCAAATGCTTCATCAAACCAAGGTGGTAACGCTGTCGTTGCAACTGAAAATGCACAGATGGATGGTGGTGATGTATTTTTACCAACAGTAGAATTTCCAGACACATTAGTTACCAGTAAGATAAGAACAACTACTGGAACATCACCGTCTGGTTCAGAAACATCTTTCGCATTACAAGCTACAACAAATGCAAAAACTATAGCATTGAACGAAAACTTTTTCTTTGATAATCCAAAGATAATTGCAAGTCCAATAAATGAAACTAATGAGATTAGTGGAAGTAAATCATTTTTCTTAGATGTAAGTCTATCATCTACTATACCATCTTTATCACCTATTATTGATTTAGATAGAAAGTCTGTAATTGCATTTACAAATAGATTAAATAATATTGATAGTAGTTCAGATGTTTTTCCAACAACTGACTTTGTTGGTGCAGAGGCATCAAGTGGTGATAGTAATGAAGCAATCTACGTTACAAGAAAAGTTTCATTAGATAATCCTGCCTCTGGATTAAAAGTAATAGTAGATATAAATCGTCTTGCAAGTGCAGATGTTCAACTTATGTATAAGATACTTCGTTCTGATGATGCATCTGATTTTGATGAATTAGGTTATAACTTTTTCAATACTGCTGGTGAATCAGATAATACTGTAACTCCATCATCTACACTTGATGACTTTAAAGAATATGAATTTACTGCAAATGATTTAGATGAGTTTATTGCATTTTCAATTAAGATTCGTATGCAAGGAACAAATAGTTCTGAACCACCAAGACTAAAGGATTTGCGAGCTATCGCATTAGCAACATAATGAATGAATATAGAAAAGTAAAAGAGAATCATGACTTGGTAAGAGATATGCACTCTAAAGCAGTAATCAATACAAATAGAACTGCATATCAAGCTGCAATACATAGAAAAAAAATGTTTATTGCACAAAGAGATGAATTAAGAGATGCAACAAGGGAAATAAATACTTTAAAATCTGAGATGCATGAGATTAAAAGTTTACTAGTAAAGTTGGTGGAAAAAGATGGCTGATAGAAGTGTAGTACCCTCAAATACATTTGAACAGTTTAGAACTGAGTTCAATGAACTTGCAAGTGATGTTGGTGATATTGCAAGTATCACTAGTGCATCTGGAACTATTGCATCAGCAACTGATGTCATAGAAGCTGTTACTGCATTGAATACTGCTGTGTCTGCACTTGATGTAGATATATCTGGTGATACTGGAACAATATCAATA